CCGCCGCGGCGATCGAGGCGGAGAAGGACGTCGCCGTGGTCAATGGTCGTGCGCTCGTCTATGGCGCCAAGGACCTTGCCGGTGCGCTGGCGGGTGATGACCCGTTGCAGGCCATCGGTGATCTGGTGGCCGGCAAGTGGGCGCGTCAGATGCAGAAGGCTGTCATTGCCGTTCTCAACGGCGCCATGGGCGCGCTCGGCGACGAGGCCCCGGCCAAGAACACGCTCGATATTTCGAGCCTGTCCGGCGCTGCGGCTGTGCTCGACGGTGATGCCTTCATTGACGCGCTCGGCACCCTTGGTGATGCCGAGGGCAAGATTCAGGCGCTCGCCGTTCACTCGGCCACGCACCGCCTGATGAAGAAACAGGGCCTGATCGACACCATCCCGCCCGAGGACGGCAAGGAGGAAATCAGTCTCTACCAGGGCAAGCGCGTGATCGTCGATGACGGTATGCCGGTCAGCACTGGCAAGTACACGACCTACCTCTTTGGTGCCGGGGCCATCGGTTATGCCGAGGGCAACCCGAAGGTGCCGTCCGAGGTCGAACGCAACGCTCGGGCCGGCGGCGGTCAGGATACCCTGTTCTCCCGCCGCCACTTCGTGCTGCATCCTCGTGGCATCAAGTGGGATCCGGCGTCTGGCGTCCCGGCCAAGGACACGCCGAGCAACACCGAACTCGGTGCCAAGGCGAACTGGTCGCGGGTGTGGGAGCCGAAGAACATCCGCATCGTGCGGTTCGTTCATCGCCTCGCCTGATCAGCAAAACGACAATGAGGGCGGGAGCAATCCCGCCCTTCTCATTTGAGAGGCTGCAATGAAGTATCAGAAGCCGAGCGCTGAAGAGATCGAGCGGGTTGCTGAAATCCGCGCCGTTCGTCAGCGCTACTACGACCGGCTCGCGGCCGGCTTGCCACCTGAGGATGATGCCGAGGCGGAGACCTCAAGGACGGAAAACATGACGGTCGGCAAAGGTCCGCGCGGCAAGTGGTACGTCAAGCGCGGCAAGGAGATTGTATCCGGTCCATATGAGACCGAGGACGAGGCCAAGGCGAGGGCGGTCTGATGGCGCTCAACACCACGCCAAGCGATCAGAACGCGGATAGCTATGTCAGCGTCGAGGATTGTGCGGCCTATGCTGCCAAGAAGGGGCTGGCATTTCCGACATCTCCGGCCGAGCCGGCCGAGCAAGCGTTGCGGCGTGCCACGGCTTGGTTAGACAGCACCTATCGCATCCGGTTCCCCGGCGCTGCTACGGACGTCTGGCAGGCGTTGGAATGGCCTCGGGTTGGTGTGATTTATCGCGGTCAGCCATTCGACGAGGATACGATCCCGCAACAGATCAAAGATGCGTGTTGCGAGGCGGCGGTTCGCGAGATCGCCAAGCCCGGTAGCCTTTCGCCAGACCGTCAACGCGGCGGCGCGATCAAGGAAGTGAAGGCGGGTTCAGTCGATATCACCTTCGCGGACGGCGCGCCCATCGAGACCACCTTCACTGTTATCGACGGCATGTTGAGCGGGTTGCTGCTCCTGTCCAAGGGCAAGACGGCAACATCATTTGTGGCGAGGGCTTGATGCCTATCCTTGATGATATCCCGGCGCTCGTTGCCGATGTCGCTGGCGATCTGGTGTTCTACGATGCCGTGCTGACCCGTGAGACGCCGGGCGAGGGTGGCGATCCATTCGATCCGCCGCCGCCAGTGGTGACGACGTACGACTGCAAGGGTCTCGTAGAGGCATACAGCGACTATTTCCGCAAGAGCGGGCTGGTGAGCCAGTCAGATCGCAAGGTACTGATCCTGGCTGCCAGCCTCGCCGTGAAGCCTCAGGCTGGGGATCGCGTTACGATCCAGCACATCACATTTACGCTGTCAGAGGTTTCCACGGACCCGGCCACGGCTGTCTTTGAGTGCAGGGGCGCGATGTAGATGGCGGATGTCGTCACGCTCTACAAATCGAACTACCGCGACCCGGTGTCTGCTCTTCGCAAGATCGCAGATGAAATCGAGCGTGGCGAGTATGGTGAGGTCGGTTGCGTAGGGATCGCCTTGTTGGGCGAGACATTCGAGGTCTTTGGCGCTGGGCCTGATAGCGCGGGGCCTTCTGTCGCGGCCGTGTTTCACGCCGGGCTTGTCCGGCTAACTAGCAGCATCGAACGACGCGGACGCGACTGATGGACGTCATCGCCATCAACCGCTCGGAAGCCTGCGCTGTCCTCGATACCGGCCACATCGTGCATTTCTCGGTCATGCTGGATCGCGACGGAGATGAGACTGACGACGCTTCGGAGTGTGTCTGCGCCGTTGCCCCGCTCCCAAATGGTGACTGGGCCGTGATCGACTTCAGCCAGTTCGAGACAGTTTCGGTGCATTGATGGCCGGCGAGAACAGTTGGACCGCACTGCTGGCGAGTTGGTGGGAGCGGATCAAGGCCGCGTTCATGCGGTCGGTCCGAGCCATCATCGACTTTGCGCAGATCGGCCGGATTGCCGAGCGCCTTGAGCGCGGCGACATTGAGGGCGCCATTCGTGAGGTCGGGCTGGACCCGGTCCACTTCCGCGAATTGGACAAGGCCATCACGGAGGCTTTCGAGGACGGAGGCAAGTTCACCGCCAAGCGCATCCCTGTCATCCGCCAGCCTGACGGCCATCGCGTCGTAGTGCAGTTTGACGTCCGCAATCCGGTCGCCGAGCGCATCCTGAAAGAGGAGTCAGCAAAGGTGGTTCGCGAGATCGTTGATGACCAGCGAGCCATGATCCGGGAGACGTTACGGAAGGCTATGGAGGCCGGTCAGAACCCGCGCGAGGCCGCGCTTGATCTGGTCGGGCGCATCAACCCGGTTACGAAACAGCGTTCAGGCGGCTCTATCGGCCTCACCAGCACGCAGGAAGAATGGGCGCGGCGGTACGAGGCCGAGCTTCGTTCAACAAACCCACTGGCCGCGCTGGCCCGCGCATTGCGGGATAAGCGGTTCGATCGGTCAGTGGTGAAGGCGGCAGAAACGGGCGTGCCGCTCTCTGAAGATGCCATTCAGAAGATGGTGACGGCCTACAAGAACCGTGCCTTGCGCTATCGCGCCGAAAATATAGCGCGCACCGAGTCTCTGTCGGCGCTGCATCAGGCCAAGATGGAGGCCTTACGGCAGGCCATCGAGAAGGGGCTGGATCCGTCTACGATTACGCTGACCTGGCACACCGCGGGCGATAAGCGGGTGCGGCATACGCATCAAGGTATGAACGGGCAGGCGGTCAGGTATGGCGAGAAATTCACCAGCCCGAGCGGTGCAAAACTAGCGCATCCTGGCGATCCGTCCGCGCCGGCGGCTGAGATAATTAATTGCCGCTGCACGGTTTCGGAGAAGATCGACTTCATGCGGGGGTTGACCTGATGGCCGCAAATTCGAGCTTTGCGGCGGCCCTCGATGATTGGGTGCTGGAGACGAAAGAGCGGACGCTGGCCGTATTCCGTGGCTCGGCTCAAGAGATCATCGAGGTAATGCAGAAGCCGGTTGCCGAGGGCGGCAATCTCCCGGTGGACACCGGATTTCTCCGGGCCTCGCTCCAGGTCAATCTCAATGGTTGGGTGCCGACCAACAGAGAAAACCCGAAGCCAGACGCTCCGAAAGGCTCGCTGGATATCTTTAATCCGACCGTTGCAGAACTTGTGATTGCTGGCGCAAAGCTGGGCGATACGATCTATGCCAGTTATTCTGCCAATTATGCCGGGCACATCGAATACGGCACGTCAAAGACACAGCCGCGCGCTTTCGTCAGGCTGGCGATGGCACAGGCGGAGTTAATCGTAAAACACCAGACCGTCCGAGCGATGCTTACGGCTTACTCAAATCGTCGTCGGAAGGGATAATCCCTTCAACCTGATCGGTGTTGTTCTCCATCGCTTTCACCAGACCCCATTGCAGTAAGGTGAGAGCCTTACGCGCCGCGGCCATCGCGGTATCGCCTCGCACCGTTTCGCAATCGTCGTCGCCAAGCGCCTCTAGCGCGGCGTGCAGCCGGTCCCAGACAGCATTATCAGAAAGCGGTTTAGGCAATGGCGGAACCCGTCGAGGTCGCGATTGAATATGCGCTGCTGACTAAAGCACAGCAGTTCGCATCTTCGCAATCGCCGGCCATCGCAATTTCGCTGCCCAATATTGCATTCACGCCGCCTACGGCGGGACAGAACGTAAAATGGCTCCGGGCCACGTTCCTGCCGGCTCCGTCCGTCGAGACCGGCATCGCCTGGGACGCCCACAACCGGCACTACGGGCTGTTTCAGTTGGATGTGTTCTACGGGCAGGGCAGCGGCGAACTCGCACCCGGTAGGCTCGCAAGCGCTGCGATGGCTTATTTCGGGCGTGGCGCCAAGCTGACTAAGGATGGCGCCACTGTACTCATTCACAAGCAGCCGTATCGCGGGCCGATGATCAAGGACGACCCGTGGATGATGATCCCGGTGTCGATCCCGTATCTGTGTTTTGCAAAGCCGGCGGCATAGCCGCTCAACCACAGGAGAATTGCTATGTCCGATGATGTTGGCCTGGTATCAGGCACCAAATTGTTTATCGCTGATCCCGGAGATATCGTCGCGTCTCCCGATCCATGGACCGAGATCAAGAACGTCGCTTCGCTGGGCGATATCTCGCAGACCTTCAATGCGGTTACCGTATCGTCGATTGGCGATGGTGATGACTATCAGTTGAAGGGCCAGAGGTCGTTCCCGAACTTCGAACTGACACTGAACAAAAACAACGGCGATCCCGGCCAGCAAGCGCTTAAAGATGCGGCAGAAGATGATCGCGGCACGCTTTACAACTTCAAGATCGTCGAAACCGATGGATCGTCGATCACGTGGAAGGGTGAATGTTTCGGCTACGGACCAAGTTATGGCGGGCCCGAGGCGCCGAAGCAGGTGAAAACCTCCATTTCGATCCGGCCGACCTCACTGGTCTACACCGACCCGACGCCGTAGGAGGCCGCTGAATGTCCGAGATTGAGATCGACCTGGCCGGCGAGACGTTCTCGTTGTCCTGCACGCTTGGTGCGTTCAAGGCGGTCAGCGAGCACTTCGGCGGATTTGTCGGCGCATTTCGAGCGCTGGCAGAGGTCAACATCGACGCGGCGGCCTACATCATCGCTGCCGGAATCGGAAGGCAGCGCAATAGCAAAGAACGCGATCGCATCGTTGAGAAGCTATTCGAGGGCGGGCTGGAAGATGCGCTCCCGAAACTGACCGAGTACCTGTCTTTGCTCTCGGCCGGCGGCAAGCGGCGCGAGGAGGCTCAGAGCGGCGAGGGGGAACGGTAACGCCCGAGCAGTTCGTCTCCGACCTTCTCAAGATCGGAATGGGCTGGATCGGGTGGAGTGAGCAACAAACCCTCGATACGACGATTGAGGGCATCCGGCTCGCTTACGAAGGCCGGATGGACATGCTGGCCGCGATCTTTGGCAAGAGCAAACCGGTGGGTGCGCCGGTGTCAGAGAGCGGGCCAAGCCTGTTCAGCGACCTCAAGCGGATGGCGCTGAGGCAGCGGCGGGCGACTGAGAAAAACGGCCAGCTAGATCGCTAATTAAACTACGAGAGACTTACCATGGCCGACCCGTTTTCAATTGGCATCGCCGTTGATAGTGGCCCGGCAGTGTCTGGCCTGCGTAACCTTGAGGCTGCCGCCAAGAGGGCAGGTATCTCCGTCGATGAGATGCAGGCCCGGCTTAGCAAGGCGTCTGCCGGAGCAGCTGCCGCCGGTGCTAAAATGGCGGCGTCGGTTACGGCTCAGTCGCCGGCGCTGACCGCCGCGAGCCGTGCCGCAGCAGCCCACGCCACCCAGCTTAGCCAGGTTGCGACGAGCACCCAAAAAGCGACGGCTGCGACCGCATTCTTCGCGCGCGGACTTCAGAGCATGCTCGTCGTGCTGGTCGGCGGTGGTATCTACAAGGCCCTGGAAGCGGCTGTGAGCGCGCTCGGCGCGCTCGGTGACCGAATGCAGGACACCAGGCTTTCAGGTGAGACCCTGCAAGGTCTGAGGATTGGGGCCGCCGAAGCACGGGTTTCAACCGACGAACTGAATAAGGCGCTCGATACGTTCACCGACGTCTCGAAAAAGTCGAGCACTGAGGCGAAGGAGTTCTACCGCGCGCTGTCAAACATCAGCCCGGCCTTTGCATCGGCATTTCAGGCGCAATCCGGGAAAGCAGGTGGGCAGGACGAGCGCCTGCGCCTTATTGCGGATGCCCTTCGAAGCGCTCGCAGTGAGACTGAGCGATATCAGTTGGCCCAGAAGGCGCTCGGCACCGACAACGATCGCGTCATCGACATGTTTGTGCGCGACCGGCAGGCTATCGACGAATATATCGCGAAAGCGCGTGAATACGGTGTCATGGTGGACGACGCGTTCATCAAAAAGGCTCAGGAGGCCCAAAAGACCCTCGGCGTTCTGACCGCGGTCATCGCTGACAAGCTGCGCGTTGCGATTGTTGATATCATCCCAGACATCCAGCGCATGCTACCGTTTCTCGACCGTATCGCAGCTGGTATTCGCGATGTGTTCGCGTCGTTCGCACTTCCCGCTGAACGGCCTACCGCAACGCTTGAGCGAGAGATTCGAGATTCGGCTGCCATGGTGCAGTCTTATCAGCAACAACTCGATGATGCGCGCGGGAGCAAAGGTAAGTCCTTTTTCGGGACCGGGCTGGGTGATTGGGAGATCGACGCCGAAATCAAGCGATTGGAAGGCCTGATCGCCGCCGAGAAGAAGTTTCAGGAGTCGCGTAAGCAGATCATTGCAGGGCGCCCGGACGCGATGTACGGGCCCGCATTGCCGCAGGCGTCTGGTGGAACGGCTCCTGGTTTCTCGCCGCGTCCCGGCTTAAGGGATATTAAGACGCCGTTTGACTCGGCCGAGGCGTCAATTCGGAAACACATCGCCGCGATGAACGCCGATGCGGAAGCAGTCGGCAAGACATCAGCAGAACACGCTCGTCTTCGCGTAGAGGCCCAGCTTGTCGAGGCGGGCTTGCGGTCGGGTTTGTCAGAAGCGGCCGTACGGTCGAGCGAGAAGTTCAAAGAGCTGGGACAGGCGGCCCAGGATGCAGCGCAGAAGCTCGCATTGGCCCGTGTCAACGATCAGATCAAGTTCGATCGCGATACCGGCTTTCTGTCTCAGCAAGACGTGCAGATCGCGCAGCAGCTTCGCGACATCTACCCAGACGTTGCGGCCGCGTTGAGCAGCGTCGAAGCTCAGGCCATGCGGGTCAACGATGCCATGCGGGGTTTGTCAGGTGCGATTGAGAACAGCATTTCGACCGGCTTGTCCGACCTCGTGTCGGGCTCGAAGTCGGCAAAGGATGCATTCTCGGACATGGCGGATGGGATCGTTAAGGCGATCCAGAAGATGATCATCCAGATGATGATCGTGCAGCCGTTGATGCGAGGTTTGCAGGGCGCTCTTGGTGGCATCTTCGGCGATGGCGGTGTGTTCGGCGTTCCGTCCATCGGTAACGGACATGGCCTCTACGCCAAGGGCGGCGTCTTTGCCAACGACAATATCCCAGCTTTCGCCAAGGGCGGGACGTTCACTAACTCGATCGTCAATAGCCCGACGTTGTTCCGCTTCGCTCAGGGCACGGGCCTGATGGGCGAGGCCGGTCCGGAAGCGATCATGCCGCTTAAACGTGCGCCAGACGGCAGCCTTGGCGTGGCAGCACAAGGCGGCGGTCAAAGGGGCTTAGTCGTCAATTTTCACAATGCCCCGGCAGGGACCGAGGCAGGGCAAGCAACGTTGACCGACATGCCCGGCGGCGGAATGCAGCTGGACGTCGTATTCAAGCCAGTTGTCCAAGGCATCTTTGCGGAAGACATGAACACAGGCGGGCCAATGCGGAAGACAATGGAAGCCGCAATGCGCGGCTTCAACGGGCGCTAGGCGGGCTTTTGTGAGTTTTCAGCTTTTCTGAAGTAGTGCGTAAAAGTATCAGCCATCTCGTCGCCGACATCGAGCTTGGTCATGAGGTGGCCTGCTTGATCGGCTTTTAGACAACCATTCAGGACCAGCATCTCAAGAAGCCGCAAGTTGAAGACACCTTGGCGGCCCATCTGCTTTCCAATTTCCTCCGCCAGGTCACGATCCATTGGCATTGGAACCTCCTATGTCACGGGGACAGTCGATGTATACGCCTCATAGGGTTGAGTAGCCATGGCCCTTCCGTCCTGGCCCTCCGGTATTCCGTATGAGTCCCTCAAGGATGGCTTCAGCATTGAGCCATTTCTGCCGCCGCTTCGGACGGAGATGGATGGTGGCAATGTCAGGCTTCGCGCCCGGCCGGGCGACGATACGGCCATTGTTCAACAGTCGGTTCTGATGACCAAGGGCGAGTACGACACGTTCAATTCGTGGGGACGATCTACGCTTGGCAACTGGACCGGCCGGTTCGCTGCCATGGTGTGGCTCGGCTCGGCCTACGCCTCCAAGACCTGCATGTTCCAGAACGGCGCGCCGAAGCCGGTGGAGTTCTCGCCAACTCACGTTGCGGTGCAGATGACCTTGCGGGTCAGCGGAGTCTGACGTGGCGACAATCGAAGAGGCGATGGCCGAGGCGCGAGCATCGGTGAAGCCGGGGCAGTTGGTCTATTTCACGCTGGAATTGCAGCATTCAACGTTTGACCAGCCGGCTCGTGTCGTCACTGGCGCGCTGGATGATATGCAATTCGGCATCGAGCTTAGCGCAGTCCACGACGCCGGCCAGACGGTGACCTTCATCGCGTGCCCGTTTCGCGCCGACCCGCCTGAGGTCCGCGAGGGCCTGCCGCCGCAGTGCAAGGTGTCGATCGACAACGTCACGCGCGAGCTTTGGCCGCTGATCGAAGGCGCCAAGATGGTGCGCGAGGCGATCAAAGTCATCTATCGCGAGTATGTCAGCGACGATCTGAGTGAGCCGGCTTATGGCCCAATTGAGTTTCTGCTGAAGGAAGTGTCGATGACCGGAACGACGATCACCGGCACGGCGACCGTCAACGACCTGCTCAACAAGCGGTTTCCGAAACAGGATCAGAACTACAACTACCGGGATTTCCCGAGCTTGTTGCCATAGGTCAGGCTTTTTTCAGAAACTCAGTTCGCAGCACGAGGCCCTTGACCTGCTTGGTACTGCATTCGATTTCGGCAGGGTTATCGGTCAGTCGAATACCCTTGATCATAGTGCCGCGTTTCAGCGTCGTTCCGGCGCCTTTAACCTTCAGATCCTTGGTCAGCGTCACGGAGTCGCCGTCGCTGAGCTTGGCTCCATTGCTATCTTTTACGATGATTTCGTCGGTCACGAGGCGGCCTTTCTGCAAGCTGGTGCGTGAATTTATGGCTGATATCGCAAGCTCTGACGCGCGGGTCAAACGCACGGAGTTCCTTACCGGTCTTATAGGGCGCCCGTGGGATTGGCAGGCCGGCAACTGCTGGGACTTCGCCTGCCACGTCCAGCGCGAGCTTTTCGGTCGCGACTTGCCGTCCATCGCGGTCCCGGCCGAGCAGCGTAAGCGGTGGGTGCTGGAAGCCTTTGACGGGCACCCGGAGCGGCAGAACTGGCGCGAGGTTGAGGGTGGCCCAGGTGGCCTTGTCGTGGCCGGTGATGGCGCTTTGGTCCTCATGGCGCATCTGCGCATGCCGGCGCATATCGGCGTCTGGCTCAAGCCAGAGGGCCTTGTGATCCATTGCAGCGAGACAAATGGCGTCTGTGCCGAGACGCCGCTGGCCTTGCGGGCGCAGGGCTGGAAACAGTTGCGGTTTTTTGAGCCGAGGTAAAAGCCAATGTATTTCATCGTTTCGAAGTCGCAGCGCCGATCACTGCTGCCGATCTGCTATGGCCCTTTTACCTCGACCGAGGCTGCGGTTGAGCTTGCACAACGGCTTTTGTCGGCTGGCGGATATGAGGTGGTTGGTCCGGCCGCGCACCATTCGGATATCACCGTTGCCGACCGCAGCGTGAAAGTCTCGTGATGCCGGCGCCATCCTATTTCGTGGTCCGCAGCGACGTGTCCGGCGATGCAGGCCAGCAGCGCGTTTATGGCGCGCATGACAGCGAGGAATCGGCCGCCGAGGAGGCGCTTCGCCTCGCCGTCAGCTATTACGGCGACTTTGCTGTGGTCGGCCCGGCGCCGGTCGCGCTGAATGTGATCCGCGAAGGTGGTGTGCAAGCAGTGCGCGCCGAGCCTGTCGAGCAATAGGGGCGAGCTATGTCAGTCGATACTCCGTCGAAGATAGGCGACCGTGGCCTCGACAAACTGTATCGCAGCAGACTTGGCGGCTACCTCCTCTTGTTCAGACGCTCCGTAGGCAGGAAGGTTCTTGATATCGCGGAGTACCTCCTGGGACAGAAATTCGAGCCTGTCTTGAGGGGTTGGTCGATTGGGGTCGGGGATGACGGCCAGCTTTGCTGCCTTCTGGAAAGCCCCGATAAAACAAACCGATAAGATTCTAACCGCGTTTGGCGAGGTCGGCATCGCAATCTGATTGTGCGGTGGCTGAGGCTCATTTCCGGGTCCGTATTTCATCTATCCCTCCCATGTGACTTCCT